ATAGGAGAAAACCACCATGTTGCTGCAGTAACGGTACCAGTGGGACTGCTGTAAATCAGGGTTTGCCCTGCTAATGCATCGACAATAGTGTAGACGATGGCCTTAGATGCTCCATCGCCCGCCACAGTTCCATTAACAATGGTACAAGTACCAGTGCTATTAGTCAAAACTGTCAATGTTCCAGTAACAAATCCCACAACTAGATAAGTATTTGTTTGGTTAAAGGTGAATGTATTACCAGACCAAGTACCAGGAATGGCTCCACCAACGGACGCTGCACTAGCATACGTCCCAAAGACTGCAGCATTGCTGATCGTACCACCAGCACCCCATCTTGCACCCAGAGTCCCAGACTCTGAGGGGTCCTTCAACGTCACGTCATACTCCACCCACAAATCCCCAATCGTTCCCGACGAGGCAGTGTTGGTTGTCGCAACGAAGAATATTGCAGGATCGTAAGTCTTAACATCTTGGGATGACGGCACCACACCATTCCGCAAATAATGGTCGTGGTCCATTTGACTAGGATCAAAAGTGCAAGCTGCATCTAACCACGGAACAGTCTTTACTGCTCCCTTATATGACATCATAGCAACCTTATTGGGAGGATTAGCATCCGTAGCGTTATAATCAAACGCCATCATTACACTCCCTGTGCTTGACGTCGCCGCTTCCGACTCATAATAGAAACGCAATGAGTGGATGCGATACTTATCAAATCTTTGAGCAAGAGTCGATAACCAGGGGAACGTCCCAGACATTCCTGGATTAATCGAATAAGACGGTAGGACAGTGAACGTGCCAGCGGACAGTGTGACTTCTCCAAGATTCTCGCGATGCTTAATGCGCACATTACCAGTCGCCCCATAACTAGTGGAGGGACCCTGGTTTTCGATAACGCTTGCTTTAGCAGATGGTGCAAAGCTAGTGCTCTTAGATATAGTACTTCGTCGTCCGGACATTTTGCCTCGTTGCTTACGCTCATCCTTAAGGACTTCCTTCTTTATAAATCGCTTGGCGGCCTTTGTCGCCATTCTCGTGTTATGTGAATATAATTCACTCGGCTTCGCAATGATAGAAATTGGTCTATCAGTGGCCACAACAGACGATACAGGAATAGGTGCAACTTTAGCAGTAGCAACTGGTGCTACCGCATTAACTCTATCACTAGCCACAGTAGGCGCAGTGACAGCAACCACCCTATTACCAACATCAATGCTAGCCCTCTTACGGCGATTAATACGCGCAGGCAAAGGCGCCCAGGGGATATTAGCTGACATGTAATCCACGTCGACTTTTGGTGCAACCAAAGGTCTTGCTTTATTAATAATCTCCGAATCCCCTTTGACTGGACTCCTCAACCCTGGCATTCCACGTAATCTCGGTTCACCGTAATTGGTGGACTTAATTGCAAGTTCTGCAATACGTGCTTTAATGCCAGGTACTTTGCCCAAGCGTTCAAGAAACTTGCGATTAGCTGTACGAGCGTCTTTGCCAGAAGCAAAAGAACAATCGTGCTCACGACAGGCTTCGTCCAATTCGTCAATACCTCGCTCTCCACCACACACACTTGATTGTAGTTTTCCGTTACTCCAATAAGCTCCACAGTATTTCCCATGCGTAAATGGGTACATCTCAATACAAATAATAATAACACGTAACACAGTAGGGACACAACATACACAATGACAGTTAGTTGTATCAATAGTTGTCCATGGGCCAACTACTAAAGATTTGCCAGCTCTACATCACTCAAGTGATCCACCCCCCGTGGTGGCCATGCAAAACTAACATTATCGTAGCGATTCTCAATAGCAATCTGTTCATCTGTAGTAATATTCCAGGCGATAAACACGCCAAGCCGTGCCTCTGGCGTGATAACATCCTCTTTTGCTTCGAGATCCCCGCGGAGGAACGACATCCCAGTTATCATTGATGGATCGTTAGCCATATTTGATGGCACCCCCGCTCGCATATACGCTTGATACATGTTTTGCATGATCGGAACTCCACTAGACAATGCTAGCCCACACTCCCAAATTGCATACAACCACTTGCGATAGGCCACTTCAGTTTCAAATGAATGAACACAGACACTATCTTTTTCACGAGCTGTGGGAATGTTCCGAACCATAGTCCACCCAGAATGTGTTAATACTGGGTGCATCTGGCAAAATTCAACCTGTTCCAAAGAATCCACAGGTTTCTCAACTGTCATCCTAAAGCCAAGCTTTAAAAACCAATCCTCCAATCCAGTCATGAACTTCTCAAGATCACAACGCTCCATTAGCACTACACAATCGTCACCATTGTTCAACAAATCAATATGTATTCCTTTCTCCTGTGCATACGACCACACCATACCACACATGATCGTGCAGTTACCTAGTGCGGTATTCATATCACCAGAAAACCGTTTGCCACTGACGGAATAGTATAACTTCCCGTCCTCACAATACCCGGCACCACGGTTCTCCACCTGCCATGTCAACCACTCTTTCAACTTGGCACACCGGAAAATGGTATTATAAATGGAATGTTCCCACTCCAACATATGTTTGTGAACAT